TGTTTCAGTAGTGTTTAATTCTGCAGTAAAAACCGCGCACCAAATGTCAAAAAGAAAGGTACTTTAGAAGAAAAAAGAGAACGAAAGCTATCTAAATCAAAAGCGTCAAACTCCTCCAAATCAACCTTAAAAACATGCTTGAAAACTCGGAGGTTCCCTTGCTTCATGACATCCTGGTTAAACAAATCTGGACCGATCCGGTCAAACTCTTCCTTGTATCCTCCAAGATAACGCTCGTAAAACTGAGTGACAACTGGCGAATTGAAACCACCGATAAGCATAAAGGCAAAGACTCGAGTGAACGAAACACACAAATCCTCAACCGGACCCTCAGGGTGAAGCATCCCCAACAGCAATTCTCGATCTTCTCGGAAAAGTCTCCCTCCACGAATCTGATATCCTATGAACTTGCGATCCTCAAGCACGTTGGTCGCAATGACCTTCTCGGGCGACACAATCAATCCAAAGCGGCAGAACACCTCTTGGGAAAGGTCGTGAATGTGAAGCTGGAGCTGGTCGTCATCCACATGATTCATCTTGAAGGAAAAATCATCTCCGAGTACTCTTTTGTCGTAGAAAGGCAGCTGGATAGCCTTCAAAGCACTCGTCATACACACGTCAACGGCAATGGAGTTGAGGAGCAGCGTGAGAAAGGACCCACTCGGAACGCCGCCCAACTTCTTGAACAAAGACCCATCTGGAAGGCAAAGGACCGTAAAAATGAAGGCATCCACCAGGTAATCGAAGGCAAGGTACTGCCAATCCTCCGTAAACCTGATGTTGGGCTTGAGAACGCGGTGAAAGATGTCCTTGAGGACGAAACGAGCTCTGACATTGTCCCAGCCCTTGATATCCGTGTTGGTGAAGCTTGAATCGGGGTCGCTATTCAAATAGTCGTTCAACCTCGAAATCGTATCCTTCCCCGTCATGAACAATCGCTGGTGATGTAGACCTGCGAAGATTTGGTGGTAGAATCCGCGGAAAAACATGTTCTCGAGAATGATATGTTCAATCGGCTGAACCCAAATCACTCTGGTCTTGTTCTCCCCAACCTTGCTCAGGTGCCCACGCAGCGCCATTTTGCACGGGATCTGTTCCACCACACCTCCTCGTTTCCAAACATCGATCATCTTGTTGACTTCAGCCGCCGCCTCCACCAAAACGTCGCCTTTCTTGAGTCCAGGGAAAGTAATTCCAGCTGAAGTGTTGAGAGGCACCTTCAAAGTTGCAGCCGCAACATCGAAGATCCCCACCTTCTGGAAACTACCCTCATGGAAGTCGAGCACACTGTCGTAAATGGCTTCAAACTGCTCATCAAACACATGGGATTTGTAGATTGTTGGACCTCCATATTTCAGGAGAGAATGGTAGGCGCGTCCGATTCTTGGTGTTTTTGTGTATCCCCTCAACGACTCGTACTGCTCCTCATCGTGATGCCAGAGTGCTTCCTTCACATACTCATCGACATTCGAAAATCCTCCACGAATCGAATATGAATAATCACGCTTGCCAACGTAACGCCATCCATCTGAAATCTCCGCCAATCGCTTAAAGTCTGGGAGCGAGACTTCAGCAAAAGGCAGCTTGTCAACAACCCACTTCCAGGAAAAACGGCTAATCTGATCGGGTAAAGATAAAACTTGAAATTTGTCGTTAGATTGTGCGGAGGGTGAACTCATCT